CGGCTCGGACAGGTTCCGCAGCATCGCGACCTGCGCAGCACCCTCCGGGCCCAGCTGCAGCAGCTCGTCGATCATGCCCTTCGCCGCGGCCTGCATGTCCTGAGGCAGCTCGTCGCGGACCCGGCCGGCCAGGGTGAGCACGTTCTGCTCCCAGTCAGCCTGTGCCTGGACCTGCGCTTCGAGCTGGGCGATGTAGTCGGCCGACGACACCGACACGCCGTCGTAGTAATCCTCCCAGGAGTCCTTCGACGACTTCGTGGCATCAGCCGTGGCCTGGGCGGTCTCACGGTTCTTGTCGATGACCGCCTGGTACGCGTCCTGAAGGTTGATGAACGACGCGTCGGCGTCCAAGACGGCCTCACGCCACTTCGCGAGCGCCTCCGCGGCCTCCTCGGACATCGGCGCCACACCACCATCGCCACCGAGTTGGTCGGCGAGGTCCCCGGCGCTGCCCGCAGTGAGCTTCTGTTGGTTGTCCGTGTCCGCGAGGGCGTCCCGGTAGGCGGGCATGAGGTTGAGGAGTTGCTCGGCCGTACCGCCCGTGGCGCGCAGGATCGCGTCGAAGCGCGCCGCGGCCAGGTCCGGGTCCGACTGGTACAGGGTCTCGAGGGCCTGGCCCATGGCCTGGAACTCGGCCGTGAGCTGGTCAGCGCTCGTCGCCATGCCGAGTAGGTCACCAGACCAGTCGCCGAACGAGTCGAACGCGTTCGGCGTCGTGACTCGGTCGAACGCGCCCTTCAGGCTCCACATCTCGTCGGCGTATCCGTGCAGGCGGACGCTGGCGACCTGGGCGTCGTTCGACATGTCGAGGATGCGGGCCGTCCACTGGGACGTCGAGTCGGCCTTGATCTCCTCGCCGAACGCGGCGGCCGCGACTTGCGCGGCGGCGAACGCCGCGGCGGCCACGCCGAGCGCCTTGGTGACCTTTCCGAGCGCCGGGACGACACGGCCCAGCCGTGCGGACGTGGCCGGGGAGATCGCTCCGAGCTCACGAAGCCCCCGGACGGTGTCGAGGACCCGGGGGAACAGCAGGAGGAAGCCGCCGGCGGCGAGACCGGTGACGCCAACGATCCCCGTCAGGGCGCCGACAGAGCGCTGCACCGGGTCGGGCAGTTCGCCGAACCAGGTCGCCACGTTCGCAGCGCCTTCGGCCAGCGTCGCGAGGGCCGGCGTGAAGGTCTGACCGATGGTGATCGCCGCGTCGTCGATCGTGTTCTTCGCGATCTGGAGCTTGGCCTCGGTGGTGTCGTAGCGCTTGCCTGCCTCGATGGCCAGGGCGGTGTTGTCCTCCCACGCCTGGTTCCCGAGCTCAAGGCTCTTGCGGAGAAGGTCCCCGCTGTTGGCCATGGTCAGCAGCGCCCGGGACACCCGGACGTCCGACTGTCCGAGGTCGTCCAGGACGGTGAAGACGTCGCCCCCAGCGGCGGCCATGCGGCCCAGGCCCTCGATGAACGAGGCCAGCGCGTCGGCCGGGTCGGCCTTCCACGCCTTGGCGAAGTCCTCAGCCGACATGCCGGCCACGCGGGCCCACTCGGTGAGGTCATCCGAGCCCGTCGAGACCGACTTGGCGATGTCGGTCATGATGTTGCTGATCGCGGAGCCGCCGGCCTCGACCTCGATGCCGACCGAGGCGAGGGCGTTCGCCAGACCGAGGACTTCCCCCTCGGACAGGCCGATGATCTTGCCCGACCCGGCGATCCGCTGGGCCATCTGCACGATGTCCCGCTCCGTAGAGGCCCCGTCGTTGCCGAGCGCCACCAGAGAGGCACCGAGGTTGTCGACCTCGTCCGGCGCCGTCTGCATGACGTTCATCAGCTGGGCGATGGACGTCGCCGCCTCGTCGGCGGTGAGGTTCGTCGTCTGCGACAGGTCGACCATCACGCGGGTGAAGTCGACGATGGACCCAGTCGCGACGCCGAGCTGGCCGGCGGCCTCGGCGACCGCCGCGATCTCCTGGTGGCTGGTCGGGAGTGTCCGCGCCAGGTCGCGCAGACCTTCCTCGACCTGGTGGAGTTCGGCCTGGGTGCCGTTGACGGTCTTCGTGACCCCGGTCCAGGCCGACTCCCACTGGATGGCCGACCGGATCGACAGTCCGACCGCGGCGGTCAGCGACCCACCGAAGATGGTCAGGGCCTTGCCGGCCTCGTCCCAGGCGTCGCGGGACCGCTGGGCCGACTGCACCATCCGACCCAGTGCGGTGGTCGTCTGCTCGGACGCCTGCTGAGACTTCTTGCGGACGTTCTCGGTGGCCTTCCCGAGCTGCTCGACCGGCTTGGTCGCCTCCGCCACCTGCCGCTTGAAGTCGGCGACCTCGGCACGCAGGCGTACGACGACAGACCGATCGGCCACGACGTCACCCCCGACCGGTCGCTCTGTGGAGTTAGATGTGGGCCATGTCGAGCGAGAAGAAGTCGCCGCTGCCCTGGTACTCGGTGATGGGTTTCGTCATCGCCGTGCTGGTGCTGGTTTCCAGCGCCGCGAACGGGCGGTTCGCCCCAGGGGCCGTCGTGATCGGGTTCGTCGGCCTACTGCTCGGGCTGACCGGGCTGGTCGTCCAGGCGATCCGGTCGCGCTGACGGCTTCTCCACCACGACCAAGCGCAGGCCGTGGTTCTTGCCCTGGCCGCGCTCGTACTCCTCGCGCGCGGCGTCCAGGGCGGCGGCCGCGTTGTCCACGACCTCGTCGACCGTCCACTGCCGGTCCGGGTCCTGAGCGATCCACGACGGGATGCCCTGGGCGTTCAACGCCGCGTCGTAGACGACCATGGCCTCAGCCAGGCACCGGTCCCGCACGCTCCACACGCCGCCCGGCTCCGATAGGTGCAGGTACTCCGTCGGGCGGACGTGGAACGCTGCGGCCGCGCGCAGCGCGAGGATCAGGCCCGGGTGCCCGTGGAGGACCCGGGCGAGGTAGGGCGCGGCAGCTCCGCGTCGGCGCCCGTCGCAGCGTTCATCGCCTGGTCGAGCTTCTCGATCCACTGGGCGCCGTGCGGGCGGTCCTGCATGGCCCGCAGGTGCTCCATGGTGATGCCCGTGGCGGTGCCTCGGCTGGTCTCGACGGACTCCACGGCCAGGGCGATCAGCCACAGGCGACGGTCCTGGTCGGCCTTGGCCTTGGCCTTCAGGTGCGCGGAGAAGCGCTCCGCGTACCGGTCACGCACCGGGTCGGGTGCGTTGTCCTACGGCGGGGTCGGCGCCTTCGGGATCGGGACCTCGTCGAAGGACCGCTCCACCTCGGTTTGCGAGACCGCGCGGACCGTCCACACGGACTTCGCGGCGTCCCACCGGGCGATCACCGAGTCGCGCTCAGCCAGCAGGTCCTCGATCTCCTCGGCGGCCGGGTCGACGAGCGGGGCGTCGGCCTTCGCCTGGCCGGGCGTCTCGTCGTCGGACCATCCGAGCTCGGCGAGCCGGGCCTCGATGCGCTCGAACTCGTCGACCAGCGACGGGTCGTTGTAGATGGTGACGCGCCGGCGGGCGATCGTGCCGGTGTTCAGCCAGTCCATCAGATCGAACTCGGCCGGGTCCTCCGGCAGGCCCGTCTCGTCGGTCTCGACGGCCGGCTTCTTGGTCGTGGTCACAGGTCTCTCCTCACAGGTCAGGCGTGCAGCGGCGGTGGTGTGGCCATGCGCTTGCGCTGCGGCCGGGTCTTCGCCATGTGCTGGTCGTCGCAGGCGGGGCAGCGGTGGAGGACGAAGTTTCCGTCGTCGTCGGGTAGCAGCTCGTCGAAGACGATCTCGATGGAGCCGTCCGGCGCCTGCTGGATCGAGAAGCTGTGCTTCTCGACTCGGTGCGGGTCGACGCCCTCGGATTCCAGCCAGGCGAGAATCTCGGGCGGGGTGCTCCAGGCACTCCGGCCTGCCCATAGTTCGTCGTACCCGCCCTCGGGGTAGGCGTCGGGGTCGTCGTAGCGGTCGCCGATCATGTGGACCTCACAGGTCTGACCACAGGTCGGAGCGGGTGGTCCTGCCCGGGCGCGGACCTGTGAGACGCGCCCGGGCAGGGGTCGAGGTCAGCCGCCGACCGCGGCGACGATCTTGAAGCGGCGCCGGGACTGCACGCCGATCGGGATGATGTTCTTGATGTAGCCGGCCCGGTCGGTCGGCTCCTGCGGCTCGTCGGACAGGCCCTCATAGATCCAGCCCTCGTCACCCTCCGCGAGGTCGACGATGGCCTTGGGGCCCGTGCGCTCCACGTAGTAGGCGATGACGCCCTTGGCGCCGATCGCGGTGAAGAGCGTGTCGGTCGCGGTGTCGATCTGGCCGGTCGCGTCGAGGCTGCGCAAAACCGTGATCGTGCCCTCGAAGTTGCTGGCGCCGAACGTGGTGGCGTTGCCCTCACGGTTCAGCGGCTGGTCCGGCACCGTGTCCGATGCGGTGGCACTGAGCCGGTAGTCGGGCTTGTTGATCTGGCCCGACGCGTCGATGAGAGTCCCGAGGTCCTCGAGCGTCAGTTCCAGGACCCCGGTGCCCTCGTCGTAGCCCTCGGGCATCGTCAGGGTGACGTCGACGCGCGTGCGTCCGTCAGCGAGCGTGAGCATGGGGTTACTCCTTCTCCCCGTCCGGGGACTTCGAGGTCTTGCCGGTGGTGGTCTTGGCCGGCTCGGTCACCACGACCGGTGCCGGGGCCGACACGGCGGGCGGGGTCGACGCCGGCTCCTGGACCGGTGCCGGGGGCGGCGGGGTGAGCGCCAGAGTGGGTCCGACGACGGGGTGGCCGACGGCCTCGGGTCGCACCAGGTACTTGCGCCCGGTGCGCTGGTCGTATGCCTCGACGAGCACGGGAGCCTCCTTGTGGGCATGGCGACGGGCCCCGTACCGGGCGGCAGGGGCTGGGATCTGTGGCGGTGGACGCCTGAGGCGGCTCAGGCGATCTGGCAGGTGAACCGCAGGGGCACGAACCACCGCGGGGGCTTCACGTCGGGATCGCGCGCGATCGTCCGGGACGACGGGGTGTCGTCGGTCAGCGGCGAGGCCGTGTCGTCCAGCCACACGCCGTCGAGGGCCGCCCGGACCGTGCCAGTGGCCTGCAGGCACCAGGTCGGGTCACCCGCGGCGACCGTCACTTGCGCGACCCACACGAGGCCCCCGCGGGGGCCGGACAGGGCGGGCTCGAACCGGTCACCACCGGGAGCGGGCCACAGGACCGCGTACGGGTACACGCGCCCGGCCTCGTCGGCCGGCGGCGCAGCGGGGACGTCGCCATCGAAGGCCTGGACGGTCGGCAGTGCCTCGAGGATCGTGCGCACCGCAGCGTGCAGCTCGGCCGGGGTGGTCACAGCAGCCCCTCAGCGACCTGCTCCATGGCCCGGATGAAGTCGGGTTGTGCCCTGTCGAACGCCGGGCCCAGGAAGGCGCGCGGGGCCATACGGCTGGTGCCCTGCTCGACGAAGCGGCCGTAGGAGGCCGTCGGTCCGACAGCGGCGCCCAGGCCGTCCCCGTCGGCGTCGGTGCCGATGCTGTTGCGGAGGTTCCCGGTGTCGACGGGCGCGAACTGCTTGGCCTCGGCCTCCACGCGCAGGGCGCTTGCGCGCACGACCCGCGAGGCGCGTTCGCCCGCGGCCTGGCCGGCTCGGCCGAGGTCGACGCTCAGGGCGTTGAGCTCGGAGGCGTCGATGCTGAACACGAGCTCACCCCTCCGGCTGGTTGGCCTGGTCGTCCACGCAGCGCAGCTGCTGCTCGACGGACAGGGACGACGGGCCGGCCGCGTCGACGACGAGCACGCGCCCGACGAGGGCTTGGGGGCCGTTGGCGTCGACGGCCAGGACCTTCACCCGCGCGCCCCTGGTCTGTGCGGCGCTGCCGCGGGGCAGGGACACCAGGACCGTGCGTGTGGTGATCTCCTGGTCGGC